AACGTCACGAGATGTCGACCCACAGATCGCCAGTGGTCTGACCGCTCGACGGTGCTGTGGTCGACACGGTCAGCTTGCGGCCAGCGTTTGTCGATTCCGACATGTCAGCGTTTTCTGCTGCGATACCGCCGGAGGTGATCATGTTGGTCCACGACGATGACTCGTAAGCCTGGTAATAGCCGGTGTCCTCGAGGTAGCAGATCATGCCGTCTGCCGGCGACGTGATTGCGGCGTCACGCGCCGTAGCGTTGGCAAAGGTCATGACAGCCTGGTCGGCCAGGTAGCCCTGCACGTTTGCTGCCGTCAGGATTTCGCCTGCGACGAATGTTCTGTAACCGGAACCCATGAGTTTTAGCCTATCTGATTGACGTCGAGGAGTCCGTAACCCGCATCATCGAGCAGGAAGAACACGGTTTGTGCTCCATCCTCAAGCTGCACGGTCATTTGTGACCCCGTCGGGGTGATGTTCCATCTGACGCCGGAAACGACGCCGGTGAAGTCAAGTGTTGAGCTCGCGCCCTCGGGCCGTAGCCGGACAGTAGTCGAGTCGCCGACTGACGTTTTGACGAGCTGGTAGTCGTCGTTTTCGCCTTCAACGATTGTTTGCAGGACGATGTCGCGCACAGCGAGCGGTGGTGCGTTCTCGGTGCCGTACTGTGCCAGGAACGCGTCAGCAAGCTGTTTAGTTGCTGTGTCGTTTTCGCATAGCAGCCCGGTGCGGCTGATGCTTCGTGCGCCGAACTCGTCGACGTTGGCGGTTGCTGTTTGTTCGGTGCCGCCGGTGCTGGTGAACGAAACCTGCGAGTAACTGCTTTTCGTGCCGGAAGCAAAGTCGATGCTGGCGTAGTAGTGCGGCTCGGTGCCTGATGGCGTCAGGCGTGCATCCCACAAGTTCAGCGGGGTCACACCGACAACGCCGGTCACAGCGCTTGTGACTGGCTTCTGGCCGCGTGTGCGAAACGTGACAGCGTTGTTCGGCGTGGTGCCGTCGATCGGTAGGCCGTGGCGAACGTACACGTCGCCGCCATCGGAGTGTTCGACGGTTTGCAGCAGCGAGCCAGCGGTGCCCTGGTAGTCGGTGACGGCTTGCAGCGTTTGGCCGGTATCGCCCGACGGGTTCACGACCTGGGTTTGTTCAATTTGTGTTGTGACGGCGTTTGAGGCTGCGAGGACGCGTGAGATGTGGTCGGCTGCCGGGCCGGCGTTGACGTCGAGGCCGTCGGTCAAGTCAAAACCGACTCGGCTGGTATCAAGTAGGCCACGGGTTGCCGAGTCGAGGGTGAAACCGGCGGCCGTTACCGTGCTGAACGACAGCGTGCCGAGCATCGTCAAAGCATCCGAAACGGTCACCCTGACCGACGACTCAAACGTGCCCTGGAAGCTGTACTCAATATCAGTCACGACGCCAGTGAACGCTGCTGGTGGGCCGTGCGTCCACGACGGTGCGCCCGCACCGGTCACGTCAGCGTAGATGCGGACTTTGGTACCGAGGAATTGTGCGTTGGCGTAGGTGCCGCCGGCGTCGGGCGTGTAGGCGCTGGTCGTGTTGTCGAGCTGCAGAACGCAAGTGCCGCCGCTGTACGAGAGGGCGTCGCCTCGTTTGCCGTAGCTGATCGCTGCGCCCAGGACGTCACCGATCGGCACGGCGGGCGGGTTGCTGCCGCCGTCCTTGTCGGTCGGCTGAAACTCGAGCGCCCAGGCCCACGAAGCCATTACAACTGCCCAGTAAGGATTGGGACGGTACCGCCGTGCGCCCGTGCATACCGTTGCAACGCTGCGACAACATCGGCACCATCCGAGCCGACCGGCATGTTTACGGTGACGTTCATTGTGCCGCCGCCGCCCAGGCCGCCAAGCCGGTTGTTGTTCATAATCGTGCCCGAGCCGGTCGGCACAAACAGTTCCGGGCCGGTTTCGCCGACGATGTACGGGCTGCCAGCACTTACCGGCCCGCCGGCAGCGAGGCCTGGCACGAAGCCTGCAATGTCGCCGAGAATGCCGCCGCCAGGAATCAGGTCTGCGATTGCGCTTGCCACAGCGCCACCAGCAGCCTTGATACCGTCAACGATGCCGCCGACCAGGTCTTTGCCAAGCTCGATCGCGCCGTCAACCATCGCGGTAGTGAGGTCGGCAAGCAACGTCACGAGCTCCTCGATCACGTCAGGCGCGACGTCAATAATCCATTGGATCAGCGCCCAGCCCCACTCGGCGAGATAGCCGATGATTTTGGGAAGCGCTTCGGTCAACATCCAATCTCGAATCTTGATCTGCAGCTCGACCAATTCCAACAGCAAGTCCGGGATCAACGGCGCGACCCACTCCACAAACGCTTTCGCCCATGAGGCAAGCTTTTCGACGATCATCGGCAAGCCGATGTCGATAAACCAGTTTGCAAACGCTGCAATGAGCTCGCCGAGTTTGGTAAGGAACGGCGGGATAAGCGGTCCAATCCAGTCGATAAACGCTTTGGCCCATTCTTGAAGCTGTTTGACGATGGCCGGCACTGCCGTCGTGTACCACCAATCGGCGAAGTCAAGAATCAGGTTGCCGAGTGCTGCAAGCATCGGCGGCCCAGCCTTCTTAACCCAGTCGACAAATCCTTGCGCCCACACTGCGAGCTGTGCCTTGATCGCCGGCCACGCCTTTTTGATCCGTTCGGACACGTTTGAGATGACGCCGCCCAAGCCCTCCTCGTCAAACACCTCAATGAGCTCGACAACGATGTCGGCGGCTTGTGCGAACAGCGGCAGCAGTTTGCGAGCCAAGTCCTCTTGTAGCTCGCCGAACGCTGCTTTGAGCTGGTTCTGTGCAGCGGTAAGTTTGTTGCCACCGGCGGCATACGCTTCCTGCGCATCGGTCGACTTCTCGAGGATCAGGGCCTGCGTCGCCAGCGCTTTGTCTTGCTCGGTGATCGCTTCTCGACCGGCTTGCTGAGCGATCAGCAGGGCACGCTGGTCGACTTCGGCCTGGTTGATCGCGATACCAAGCGACTTCAGCGAATCACGTTCGCCCAGCAGCGCCTTTGACAGGATTTCGGCGGTTTCTTCGACGCCACGCTGCCCGCCCGACCATTCCGACAACGCACCGGCCAGGCCGATGATCTCGGTCGACATGTTGGCGGCTTCGTCAGCCGTAAATCCCATCGGCTTGAGCAGGTCACCGGCGTTAGCGGCGAGGCCGGCTGCCTGGGTCGAGGTGAGGCCCATACGGGCTGCAACTTCGTCGGCCCAGTCTGTGACCGTGTTGAGCGAATCGCCCGAGAATACGGTGCCGATCTTCTGGTCGAGAGCTACCAGTTCCTCGCCGACATCAAACAGCTGTTTGCCGACAACGACGGCCAAGCCGCCGGCTGCAGCGCCCATGACACCGAAGCCTTTGACGACGTTCGCCGAAACGGTGCCGACTTTCGTGCCGAACTTGCCGAGCTTGTCGCTGGCTTCACCAACAGCTTTCTTGAACTTCTTAGCGTCGCCGAGAATGGCGACGTTGATAACGCTCGAGGTTGCTGCCATGGGTCAATCCTAGAACACGCGCTTAATGATGGTTCGCACTTCGTCGTTGTACCGTTCAATCACTTCCTGGCGGCGATCGTCGAGCGCCTCGTACAAATACGGCCTCGGGGTGATGTTGCGGGCTGCCCAGCCGAAGTGTATGACGCCTGCATACGGGACCGAGCTCGGGCCGCTCTTTCGGTTGTTGCCGGCTCGAACTCGAGCAGCAGTCTTCGTGCCGCTGCCACGCACCGAGTTGCGCAGCCGGCCGCTACGCACCGGCGTCTTCGTCTTTGCCGTGCCGGCAACGTCGTCAGCGAGCTGCTTGTGCAGGTCTTTGAGGTCTGACATGTCGTCGCCGACTTCACGGAACTTGCGACGCAGCTCCCTGCCGCCCTCGACTCGGACTGCGGGTTGTGCCATCGTCAGCGCCTCCGTGCTGCTTTCTCTTGCGCCTGGTGACGCTCTTTCAGAATTGCCTGCAACGCACGAATAACGGCCGGGGAAGCGTTCTCAAGCTCGCTGATCGGTTGCCCGGTAGCGAGTGCCAACGACGCTATGCCGTAGGCGGTTCCCCTTCGGCTAAAGGGGTGTCGTTGTCGCTGTCGAAGTCGATGTCGACCAGCGTGTCGCGGAACTTTTCCCAGGTCGGCACGACAAGCCCGGCGTGCC